CGTTGAAGCTAAAGCAGGGTTTTATGAAATTAATGTTTCATATGACGTTGAGTCTTTTTATCCACATAAAATTATGGAAGATAATATTTCACCTGAAACTAAAGTAATTTTACCTGATGATACAGATGGTTTAATTGAATCAGCAATTAATGGTGTTTATTATAGAAAAGACAAAAAAGGTATTTTACCAACTATTGTTAAAAAGATTTTTGATGAACGTAAAGATTTTAAACAAAAGATGTTTGAAGCAGAAAAACGTGGTGATAAAGCTATGCAAAAGTTTTATGACTCACAACAACACATTAGAAAGATTTTGATTAATTCACTTTATGGAGTACTAGCAAATGAGGGATTTCATTTTTACGATGTCGACAATGCAAGAGCTATCACTAGGGGTGCTCGTGTTCTTATACGACACTTATCAGTAACTGTAAACGATTACTTTAAAAACTATTGGCATAAGGTTGCACATAAGTATTTTACAATAGAAGGACAAGTGAAACCAATTAAAAATGATGTAGTATGTGTTATTGATACTGACTCGAACTACATTAACTTAGGTGAAGTAAAGAAAAAGTATGCACCAGATATGGATGTACTTGAATTTGTTACTTTAATGGATGAACAAGTATTAACACCATTTTTTAAACGTGTACTTAAAATTTATGCAGAGAAACGTGGTGTTGAAAATATCATTAACTTTAAACGTGAAGGTATTATTACTAAACAGTTTGTTCTTGCTAAGAAAAAGTACATTACTGAACTATTAGCTGATGAAGATAGTGTTTATGATCCACCAAAGATTAAATACAAAGGTGTTGAGGTTGTAAGAAGTGATACACCAGTTTTCTGTCAGGATAATATTAAAGTAGTTGTTAAAGAGTTATTTGAACATCTTGATAAAGAAAAAACACTTGAAACTTTGCGTAGTATTAAAAAGGAATTTAAGAAACAAGAAGTAGATAGAATTAGTTCAGTAAGTGGTGTTAAAGAATATACAAAATGGAAAATACCAATTGCAAAAGGTAATCTAAGATACAAGTCAGCTACACCTATACACGTTAGAGCTTCGATATGTTGTAACGCTATGATTGAAAGAAAAAAACTTGACTTAATGCCTATTGATGATGGTACAAAAATAAAGTATATTTACATAGAGGACAAAAATTTATTAAACAGTAATGTTATTGGTTTTGTTGGTAGTTATCCTGAAGATTTTAAGGAATACTTTAAAATTGACTATGACTTACAATTTGAGAAAACATTTTTAGGTGTTATTACAAGAATGTTTAATGCATTAGATTGGGGACCAGTAATATTAAAACAATCACGAATGAAAGGATTTATTAAGAAAAGGAAAAAATAAATGGCAGTATATGATAAACTATTAAAAGACAAAAACTTATCAGATAAAATAATAGAAAAAAATAAAACTTGGGAATATATCTCAACAGGTGTTTTATCTATTAATGTATTACATAGTGGTAAAGTTACTGGTGGTATTCGTAAAGGTACTATTGATCAAATATCAGCTGACAGTTCATTAGGTAAATCATTTATCGGCTTATCAATTCTTAAAAACGCACAAAAGAAGGGTATGGACTGTTATGTGTTTGATGCTGAAAAATCATTTGATTACGAATGGGCTGATGCTATTGGAATTGATACAGATCCAAAAAAATTACCAGTTCTACAAACTGCTAATATTACAATGTTAAAAAAGGCTATTCGTGTTTGTATGGGTAATAAAGATCGTAAAGAACGTGAAAACACTTTTATCTTATTTGATAGCTGGGGTACATTAATTTCTGATGTACTTGTTAAAAAGGCTGAAGAAGCTAGTGAAACAAAAGATATGTCATTACCTGTTTGGAAAAATGAATTAGCTAACCATATGAAAGATAGTGATATGACTTTTTATGTTGTTAATCATGTTTATGATAATACAGGTGGTATTGGTGATCCTCTAAAAGTACCTGGTGGTAAAAGATTGTATTTTAACTCAAACTCAATTGTAATGTGTAGTGGTAAGTCAAAAGATAAAAAATCTGATGGTTTTATTAAAGGACATATTATTAAAGCATTTAACCATAAAGGTCGTGGTGCGGTTGAGAAAACTACTAAACTCAAATATCGTATTAAACATACAGGTGGTTTAGATCCTTGGTATGGTTTATTAGATGACGCATTGGATCATGGTTGTGTTGTAAAAGCTAAACCAGGTTGGTATAACAGATCTTTTGTTAAAGATGATAAAGCAAAAAGAGAAGATGATATTTACAATGCTGAATTTTGGGTACCTATCTTCAAGAACACTGACTTTGAGGATTACTTAGAGAAGAAATACACATTTAAAGATCGTAAGATTGATATTAGTGATGATGATGTATTAGATCAGATTAATAGTGATGACTATGAAGTTGAATTAATTAATCAAGAAACAGTAGAAAATGATGTTGAATAATATATGAAAAAATGTTATATTTACAATAAACAAATAAAGGCGTGTGAATGAATGAAGAACAAGTAATAGATCCTATTTTTTTTGAAAAAATGTTGTTGAAATTACTTTTTGTAAATGAAACTGTACGTGACAAGATTTATCCACATTTAAAACCTGAACTATTTGATGTATTTGAACATCAAAACATAGTTCAGGATTACCTTTCATATAAAGAGAAATATGAAAAGTATGCAAAAGTTTCTGAGTTAAAACTTTATTCAAAAGATAAAGATATTTTTAACACACTTGTTGAAATAATGAAAATTGATGAAGGTGAATATAGTACAGAACAATTACTAGAAGAAGTGGAAAGTTTCTTTAAAGAGAAATTGATTTGGAATAACATAAACGAAATGGTTGATGCATTAAAAACTGATGTTGATACTGCAGCTGACTTACCTGATAAAATGAGGGATTCATTTTCGTTTAGTTTTGATAATTCAGTTGGTCTTGACTTTCTTGATGACTTTGATACATTATATGAAGCAATACATAATCATGAAAAAACTGTAAGTTCTGGTATTAAAATTATTGATACCATTATTGATGGTGGTTTTCATGAAAAGTCAATTACTTTGTTTTTAGCAGGTACAAATGTTGGTAAAACATTAGTACAATGTGCATTTGGTTGTAATGCATTACTTGCTAATAAAAATGTTTTGTATGTTACTTTTGAGGAAGACGAAAAGAAAATTTCAAAAAGGTTTGTCTCTAATTTACTTGATATTGAGATAAACAATTTGAAACTTATTTCACGCGATCGTTTACAGAAAAAACACGAAATGATTAAAAACGGATTACAACATAAGTTAATCATTAAAGAGTATCCAGAAGGTACTATTAGTTCTAATCATATTCGTAATCTTTTAAAAGAACTTGATATTAAAAAGAAATTTAAACCTGATATTTTATTTGTTGACTACATTGGTTGTATGTTGCCAAATGGTAAACCAAATGCTAATTTAAACTCAAATGATACACTTAGACTTATTACAGGACAAGTAAGAGCGTTAGGTATGGAGTTTGGTATACCAGTTATTTCGGCAATGCAAGCAAACCGTGGTGGAGTTAATAGTTCTGATTTGGACTTAACAGATGCAGCGGACTCAATTGGTCAAACATTTAAAGCAGATGCTATCTTCTCAATTACTCAAACTGACGAACTTAAAGAAGCAGGAGTTTATAGCTGTAATCTTCTTAAAAGTCGTTTTGGTATGAATAGATACAAGTTTAGTATGGGTGTTGATATACCTAAAATGAGATTGTATGATTTAGAAGAAAATAGTGACTATAAAGAATCAGAAAAACCATCAACACCAAAAGGTGCGGAAAGAGCTGATATTATTGATGACGCAGCAGTTATGGTCGCTAAAGGTATGAAAGATAACAAAGAAGATAAACGAAAAAAAATGTTAGGTTTGAATTTTAAATGAGGTAACTATGGAAGACTATTTACATAAAACAGAATCAATTATTGATAGAACAGCAGAAAACGAAATATTTAAACAAATAGGTAAACGAAGATTTTTTTCACTAGTTGATGAGTGTGAAATTGATTTTGACAAAGTAGTAAGAAAAAAGAAATCATGTAATGAAGATTTTCATAAATTTAACTATATTGTTAAAAAGTTATACCAAGCACAAAAAATTAGTATGATTGATATTGCAATATATATGTATACGGATTTGTTTAAGGTTAAAGATGTATTAGCTTGTTTTAACGAAGAGAATATGTGGAACCTTAGACAGGAACTTGCACAAAAACATAATATTAAAATGAATAAAAGTATCTTACAACATTTTTTAATTAAAGGTAATGGTAAATAAATGACACCATTGAAGGTCTTTTCAATTGTACAAAACTATAAAAAATATTTTGAGAAAAATAAAATGGTTGTTTTTAGAAAGGATGTTTATAATGGTTGGTATGACAAGCAACCATTTTTCATAAAAAGAAAATGTGAACAAATGTGTGAATGTATTAATAATAATTTTTTTACACTTGATGACTTTGAAAATTTTTGTATATTTAGTTATATACAAAATGACAAATTAAACTGGAATTATATTAAATTTGATGTTATAATTGAAAGTATAAAATTTGTAAATAAAGCTGAAGAGGAAGACAGAAAATTTATACAAAAAGTTATTGATAAAACAGGTATAAAGAGTATTAATGATTTTTTTATAGTAAACTCAAATAAGCAATCTTTTATGTATGAGTTTATTATAAATAGATACATCAGTCCAATATTTTATCTTAAAATGTTAAAGTATTGTACTGTTGAAAATGTCTCTTGTAATTTCGAAGAAACGGATGAACATAGACGGTTTAGAAGAATATTTGAAAAAATAAGAGAAATAAAAGAAACAAAAGAAACACCATGAAATACGGAGAAATAAAATGGCAATAAAAAGAAAATTCGATTGGGGTGCAATCAACGACAAAATCAAACAACAAGAGAATAAGAATAGTTATTCATCAAGTGACGATACATCACTTTACAAAATTAAAGTAAAAGAAGATGGATCGGCACAAGCAATTATTAGATTTTTACCACCACCTGAAGGTGAAGATTTACCTTTTGTAAAACTTTACAATCACGGATGGCAAGATGTGAATGGTTGGGTAATTACTAACTGTCCTACAACTATCAATAAACCATGTCCAATTTGTAAAGAGAATCAACGTATTTGGGATGCTGAAACAAGTACAGCAAGACCTAGATCACGTAAAGCATCTTTCTACGCTAATATCATGGTTATTAAGGATCCTCAAACACCAGAGAACGAAGGTAAGGTTTTTAAATATCGTTATGGTGTTAAAATTCATGAGAAGATCATGGAAAAACTACAACCGGACAATCCAGAAATTGATGAACCAGTTATGGTCTTTGACTATGCTGAAGGTGCTAACTTTAAACTTAAAGTTAAAACTGTTAAGTCAATGATTCATGGTCGTGAGGTTAAATTTCTTAATTATGACGCATCAGCGTTTTCAGAACCAACACACATTGTAAATAGTGATGGTGAAGAAATGAACGATGCAGATGTTGAGGCATTAGAAGGTCAATTACATTCGTTGAGTAAAATTATCGCACCTGAAGAATTTAAAAGTTATACTGAAATTGCAGAACTCTTTAATAAGAAAACTGGTTTGAGTATTGCCACTTCACCTACAGGTTCAGTATCTAAAAACACTCAAGAAGAAGTTGAGGATAATGAACCACCTGCAGCTAAA